CCTGCCCCAGCGACCCCAGAGCCGCCAGAGTGCCCGAGAAGCCGGGCCTCTCGCTGGTCGTGGCCGTCTGGCCGATCATGCCGGAGCCAAGGCCGCCCGCGCCGACCATCGCGCCAAGCTGGGTGAGCGGATATTGCTGCTCGCGCAGGAACTCGTTGTAGGCCGCTTCCAGCGCCGCCTGATCGGTCGTCTGCTGGAGCGCCCCAAGCTGCTGCATTCCCGCCGCCGCTTGGCCCGCTGCGCCCTGCCCCATCTGAAGCTGGGCCATCGTGGCGGCCTGCGCTTCGTTGTAGCCCTGACGCATCAGATTGGCGATCAGTTCGTCCTGCGAGACCTGATAGGCCGCCTCGCGCTCGGCTTCGTAGACGCCCCGGCGTACATTGCCGAACGCGCCAGCGCGGGCGATGTCGGCCTGTTCCTGCGTCCGGGCAATCTCACGCTCACGCGCCATCCGGGCCAGCGCCGGGTCCATCACGTTGGCCGTGTAGGACGACAGGTTAGCCTCGGTCATCGCCTGATAGTCGGCGGGCGTCATGCCGGAGATCGCGCCGATCTGCTCGTAGTACGGCTGCGCGGCCATCGACATCTCGCTGACCGGGGCGACGAACTCGCCGCCATAGCCCTGAAACGGCGTCTCGCCGATCTGCGTGGCCGCCGGGAAAACCGACCCGGTGTAGTAGTCTTCCAGAAACTGCGGCACGGTGGCCGTGGTTGTCTGCGTCGTAGAGCGCCCGGAACCCATTTTATATCTCCATCTCGTAGGTCCGTGAGACCTCTTTGAATTTGCACTTGGATGCGTGCTTGATCCACCCAAGCCGCCCCTCGGCGTCGATTGCGTCACACCCCAGCGCCTGTGCGGCTTCCACCAGAGTGGCCAGCGCGCCCTCAATCCACAACTTCATGTCACTGCCTGCGATATGTGTGATGCGGAGAACGCTTCGGCGAGGGTGCTTGAGGATCGTGGTCAGGATGACCGCCTTCAGCTTGTCCTCGACCTTGACCGCCCAGAGTTGTTGGCCCCGCGCCTCAAGGTCATGTTTCAGGTCGTCCATCCCGATGCTATTTGCCACGCGCCGCTGAGACTTCCGAAGGAGGGGCGCGATCTGTGGCCAAGCGTCATCGATCAGAGTATGATGAACGAGATGCACGTTGACTGTCATATTATGCCTTTTCTGCCGTGATGTCACCCATGCAGCCTTGTGATGGCCAGCGTGGATGCAGGGGTGGCCGGACAGAACGCGGTGGCCGCGAAAGACTTCAGACTGCCAGTCGTGCCGTCCACCGCCCACATCGCTTCCAGATAGTCCCCAGCGCTGACCGTAATCAGCGCAGTCCGGCTGACCACCAGTGCCGCGCCGTTTTGATGCAGCGCGTTCTTCATGGTCGATCCAGTGGCGTCGGTGCCGTTGATGCGCGGCCAGAAATAGAAGGTCACCGTCGAGGAGGATGTCGATGAAATTTGCGCGGAGAAGGAAACCAGATATTCGCCCGCCTCTTCAAAGACGATCCGCGAAGACGGCGTTCCGAGAGAAATGCCGTCTGCTACATCAAGCGTATACGTCAATGCGTACGCAGTATTGGCCGCTGCGGCGGTGACATCCGACGAGATGGTCGCCACGGCGTGGCCGTCCTCCAGAACGATCTGCCGCCACTCGTTGTTTTTGCTGACCACCGGGTAGCCGTTCGCGGCGTCCCACAGCAGGATGCCGTCCTCGGTCGCCACGTCGCTGTCCGACTTGTAGACAAGCTGTACCAACTGGCGCGTCAGAGAGCGCACCAACTGGCCCGCCCATGCCTTCCAGTCTGCGCCGCTCGGAGAGGGTAGCTGCGGCGCGCTCATCTGCGGCCTGCTTCGGTTACATCAACGCGCGGGATGCCGAACCGCCACGCGGTCAGCGTGTTGCCCGTGACGCGCATTCGGGCCTGACGGCCCGCGAAGCGCACACTGGTCGGATTGGACATATCGTACGGGCCGAAGCTGCTCTCGGTGCCGTTGGGATACAGACGGGTCTTGAAAGTAATGGTTACGTCGCCCTGCGTCCGCTCGTCGGGTATCAATTTTCGAACATTCAGGATTCGGTCGCCGCTGCCAATCGATGCCGGGCCACTCTCGGCATAAACCTCTGCGCCGCCGTAGTTGAAGCCCGTTTCGTGGTCGTAAACGTTGCCGCTGTCGTCGGCGTAGATCGGCGCGCGGAACACGCCACGGTCGATGCCGCAGGTCCGCGTCATCTTGCCCAGCAGCCAGTGGCCCTCTTTGTAGTCATAGGCGACGTAGCTGTCGATTTCCTCGGACGACGACGAGCAGTAGAACCACCAGACCTCGCCGTTCTGGCCGTTCTGGACGGCCCACGCCTTGCTGATCTGGGCGGTGTTGATGTCCAAGAAGACTGCGTCGCTGACCTCGCAGGGCAGTTGCTGGACGGTCTGGCCGTCGAAGCGGAAGAAGTTCTTGCCGCCCATCCAGAAGACGCCCGCGTCGGTCGAGACGATGGCCTTGCGGGCAATCAGGCCACAGGACGATCCGACGCGCTCAAACTGGTGGACGAAAGGCGGGCCGACATAGACCGACCGATGTGCGTCCGTGTCGGTGACGATCAGCGATTGGCCGTTCGCGCGCACGCCCGCCATGATCTGGCCGGAGGTTTGCAGGATTTGGCTGCCTGCCTGATTGGTGGCGGCGGCGGTCCACGTGGTGTTGTCTTCCTGATCGCACCAGTCCACCCGGCGCGGATCGCCGTCTGCGCCCAGCGCGAACAGGAAGCGCTCCTCGGTGGACAGGACGCCCGAGCAGTTGGTCGGCGCGCCAGAGATGGCCGCTGCGGGCGTGGCGGTGTTTAGCTGCCACTCATAGAGCGTGCCGTCCGACGTGCTGCACGCGACCAGATACTGGCCCCACGTGTCCAGCGTCCACGTCGTGGCCTCCGAATAGTTGCCAGTGTCCGGGCGCGCGACGCCATAGAAGCCGGTGCCATAAAAGCCGCCGCCGTAGCCAGTATTCACGGCGGCATCCTCAATGCCTGCCGTCAGGCCCGCCGGGGTGATGTCGTACACGTCGCCCGAGGCGTCCGCGCTGCCCGCCATCACGTACAGCTTGTTGTACGTGCCCGAGGCGATCCAGCGGGTGTTGCTGTTGTCCTGCCAGCCCGCCATGCCGCGCGGGGCCGCCGCGTAGGCCGAGGCCACTCGGTCGCGCCATCCGCCGATGGGGCGCAGGCTGCCCTCCTTCCAGCGCACCAAGCTGCCGTCACGCCAGCGATTGCTGCCTTCCAGATCGGTCCCGTTGCGGAAGAAGCCGGGCGGGAGTTGGATGGGTATTAGGGGCATCAGGCATACTCCGGCCTTAAGACAATATAGGCGTTCGCGTAGTTGTCTGCGCTGCGCGAGAGCGTGGCCGACTGGCTGTCCGTCACCATGTACATGCGGCGGTCATAGTTGTCGTACCAGTTGCCGTATGGGTTATCGACGAGAGTGCCGCCGGAGCCGCCAGACCAGCTAATCGTGCCAGCGTTATACCAAGCATCCGCCAAACCCATCGCCCAGTGAAGCAGGATGTCGTTGGCCTGCAAGGTGCTGGTGGTCAGGCTCGCGCTGGTTGAAGCCAGCGCGCCATCGCTTTCGTGGATCGTGTACTTGCCGGGAAGCCACAGGACGCTTTGCGTCTTAATGTTTTTATCAATGCCGGGGTGCGTGAAGGAATAGGTCTGCGACCCGATCTGATCATACGAGGCATCGACATGGAACAGGTCCATGCCGACATTGTACCACGGTTGCACAGAAACACCTTCGGTGCTGGAGTAGCTGCCGCTGTAGCTGTTGGTGACCGTTCCGGGCGCGTAGTTCATCATCACCACCGTGGTGGTCGTGGTGCGCGGAATGATGTCGTCGGCGTTGCCCGCAGACGGGATCGACGCCGGGGAGAGCGTGTAGTAGTTGCTGCCGATGTAGCGGTTCGTCAGCCCCTCAACGCGCGCAACCGTCGTGGCCGTCGCGAACGTCCCAGTTGTGGCGTTAACAGCATGCGCGGCAAGAGCGTTGCGGACATCGTCGCCGCCATTGAGCCACATGTCCGTCAGGTCCGAGAGGCTCGGAACGCTGGGCCTGACCGCTGGGAAGGGAAACGTCACTGAAGCGCCTCCACGAACAGGGACGTGAAGCCGTTGATCTTGGTGATGTACAGAAAGAAGTCATCGCCAGAGGTGGTCGTCAGGGCGCTCGCACCGTTGGTCTTGCTGAACCCGCTGGTGGTGATAGCGCCAGCGCTGGCGCTGTTGGTCATCTGAATGATGATCGTGTAGTCGCCCGTCGCCGTTGGCGCGGCCAGAGTGAACGCGCCGCCGTTGACGATACGCTTGAGGTTTCCACCTGCTGGATCGGGCGTGTAGGTGCCGCTCGACTTGGTGCCGTCGTCATCTGCCGTGGCGGTGTAGCCCGCCGTTAGGTTGTCGTCGGTGTCGGCCTTCAGGATTTCGGCGTCGGCGGCTTCCTTGGCATCCAGTTGCGTCTGGATATTGCTGGTCACGCCGTCCACGTAGTTCAGTTCCGCCACCGTGGCGGTCAGGCCGTTGAAGTCGGTCAGCGTCCACGTCACCCCGTCCAACAGGTTCAGTTCCGCCGTCGTGACGGTCGCGCCATCCAGAAT